ACAATTTATGAGGCCAAACTTAATTTAGCTAAAGCCTACTATGCATATCAGCTATGCATTTTGTGCATGGCTCAGTGATTAAATGAAACCTTTTCATAATTACCAATCCTTTGTTTGGACTCATGGAATAGATCCAATATTTCATCCGTTAAATGCATAGTGCCATCAGATCGAATAATAACAGCTTGCCTTTTCTCATTCAATGTTGTTACGCCTTCGCATAGAATCCTATCCAGCTTTGATTGAATGATAAGCTCAGGCCACAATGGATCTGTTTTGATATATGCCCTGCTAATCATGCCAACCATTCCAATCTTACAACACCATGCAATACTTCGCTTACTAACTCAGGCCCTTCGATCAATGGCCTACCATGTGCATCAAGTTTATACTTAATGATCATGCCTTCTTTAACATCAGCTGTTGTTACATACTGTTGCCTAACATCATCAAGCCATACGGCCATCATAACGCCATCATGAATATAACCTGGATCATTCTTATCAATAGAGATCCTATTAGGTAACGGCCTATCAATGATAGCCTTCTTATTTATAAACTCTTTCCAGATCTTGATTTGATACGGTTGTATCATTGCCCTTTGCTCTTCAGGTAACAAGGCAAGGAAATTATCAACCGGATCTCCATCAAGCTTTACTCTTCCACTTTCCATCCATCGACTCCTGTTCTCTTAATCTCTTTGCCGTTCTCTATACGTTGCTTAGTCGCGCTATGATGCTTAGTGCATAAGGCTTGCCAATTATTCCTAGTATCCCAAAACAATTTCTGATCCCCTTTATGCGGAATGATATGATCAACAACAGTAGCCCTTGTTACTCTTCCTTCCTCTTCGCACATCCGGCAACATGGATGGCTTAACAAGAAAGTATTCCGCGCCTTCTGCCATATATTATTATAGCCTCTTTCTGATGATGTTGATCTTTCATTCATTTATTTATCTGCTTTTATTTGATCCATTCTCTCATTAGCTTTCATTAAAACATAATTGGCTTTAGCTAAATTAAGTTTGGCCTCATAAATTGTTTTTGATTCATCTATTTCTTTAATAGCTGAAACAACTATAGGACAATTAGATATTAAATCTCCGCACATATAAAAAATCCTTTATTAAAATGCCGGATAGCATGATCACTATCCGGCTTACTCATTACCCTCGACTAGCTAACCGCTTGCCCATTCATTGGATCGTCCTTTTCGATAGGATTTGTTCCATTGAATTTCTGAAGATATTCTTTTCCATCAATCATCCAGCGCTTATTTCTATTTGCCAGATCATCAAGAGTTGTAACATCCAGCGCATTTAACGGAACATGATCAATAAATTCTATTAAATCAAACTTAACATCAAATGCTTCATCAGTATTATTTGTAATATGAACCGAAACCTTATCAGCTCTTGCATGAGCCTGAGCATCAGTATATTTGCCCATTTTGTACCTGGCATTCTCTCCAGTCAAAAGCTTAACCTGATTAGCCTCCAGCGTTTCATCTCTGGTAATACCAAAGATCTGGCGCAAGCCTTCCATGAAGAATTCAATATCACCAAGCTCTTCAATCAGATTATCACGATCAAGCGGTTTATTATAGATAGTCCATTTTTTAATATTGTCTATCAGCTCTCCAGCTTCGCCAACAATACCAATAGCCATATGGATAGCATCAGCCTTTTCAGGTAACAGGCTATCAATAATATCTTTAGGATCTTTCTTTAACGCCGCAACCATATCCGAATAAATAACTTTCGCTTTTTGCTCAGGCTCTTTCTCAGCTTCTTTCTCAAGATCTTTCTCGAAAGATGGATCAAGATTATCTCTAATGAATTGAACCGCATCAGATCTATTTGTGAATTGATCTTTAATGGCCTGATGCATTGAATCGGTAAACGATCCATTAGGCATATGATAACCACTAAAACCGCTTTCATCCTTTTCTTGAACAAGGAAACCAACAGCGGCCATGATAATAGTAAACTTAGATTTCATTTTGTTATTCCAATTTTGTTGAGGGTTGAATTATTTAATATCGTTTTCTGGGGATCTAACTAATCCGGCAAGCTCGAAATTACCCAAAGATGAATAATCTTCATCAAGGCAAAATATTCCATGATCATTTGAAGATGGATCTTTAGCAACAAAGAAACAAACATCTGATGTTGATTCATCATCAGCAAGGAATATAGGACTCACGTTGCTCTTGAATGCCATGCCAGGCTCAACAGTATTAAAATCAAATGCATCTTCCTTTGATAATAATTCATTTAATTCAAAACTAACTTTGAAAGAAAAATTATCTGGCTCAGATATAAGCTCTAAGACTTGCTTTTCATTTTTGCTTTTCTTTTTTTCTGGATCAAAATTATCTTGCAATGATCTCATCCACATTTGAAAAGCAACAACAGCCATAATCAAAGTAGGAACTTCAGCTATATACTCATCATTAACTTTTACTGAATAAGGATGTTCACTAAGTTTATTTTTTGATGTTTTAAATTCTTTAGACATTTTCGACTCCTTGTCGCATTGGTTAGTTAGTTAAGTTGGTTGATTAAAGTAAAATCATAAAAACATTTTATATGATTCCAATCAAGGTAAAAATATTATTTATTAAAAATTATTTATGTTGGGAAAGTATTCCCAAAACTTTTATCCAGCCATCCATAGGAGACTCAGCCTTCACAACATAAACTTTACATCCAGCGGCTTTCATTATCGGATGCAATTCCTTTTGCTCAGTCGATAAGCCTTTGCCTTTTTTCTTTAGCTCTATCCAGAGTGGACCGCTTGGCAAAATGAAACAAAGATCCGGCCAGCCTGTTAATGCTGATAAGCCTGATTCCATTTTGCCCTTCATTGTCTTACTGGAGCCGTTTTGATCTCCATGGACGGTATAACCATCTTTACGCGCCATCATCACTATAAACGCCTGAATAAGAAGCTCAGACCATTTGAGATATGCATTAGCAGGATCTTTATTTAAAAATAGCATTATATGGCCTCAATTGGTTAAGAATGGATAAGAATGGATAAGAATAACACAAGAATTATATATATAAGTTATTGATATATATATTATATTATATTTCTTTCCCTCTTTCCCTCCTATACATACCTTTTTTCTCTTTCCCCGCCTTTTAGATCGGGGCGATTTTTAGTTTGTTAGAAGGTGTCTAGTGGAATTTGGGAAAGAATTACCACTATTCAATTAAATCAAATAGTTACCTATATAATTCTTAGCCCGATTTGAGCATGGTAGCCAACCTGAGTGGCAAGGATTTCTGATTATTCTACGATAGAATAAATGAGGGCGCGCCGCCCTCCGCCTTTGCCTACAAACGGCTGGACAACCTCAATTTCATTGCGATCAACAAGGCTGATAATAGCCGCTTCCCGTTGTTTGGAGTCCATGCGACGAGTCAAACGGCAAAGCCTTGATTTATCGACTGAGCCGCCTGAGCGCTTAATAGCGGCTACAATATCATTGCAATCCTTTTCATGCTGGCTATCCGCTAAATGATCATTAACCATATCAATCATAAAGTTTACTGATTTCATTACCAGCGCTTCAGCAAAATCCAAATGGGCCGCTGTAATCTTAGGGGCAATTTGATTCTCAGTAACGGCCAGGATCATGGCGATCTTAATGACATTCTCCCGATAGCGGCCCCAGAGCGCGCCAGCATTATTGCGATTCTCTTCCATTTGGCCATCTTCGAAATCGCCCATATCATCAATTCGATCCTGAAGCCCTGGCCATTCAACTAAAATAGTATCAGGATTTATAAGACCATTATTTGGCGCGCCGCCCTTGAAAGCCTTCCATGCTTCAATCAACCATGCTGGCGGCTCTTGATAATATACGCCGCGCCGCCGCTTTGGATTATCATGCTCCGCCTTCATAACGACAAATCTATTCAGCTCACCTGATGCGATAGCTTCACGATTGATGGAGCTTGTATATTTCTCCATTGTTGAAATACCAAATATACAAAGATTGGGGCTGGCTATAACGATTGGATCTGCTTTTTTATCCGCATATTGAGCGCCAATATATTTTCCTGATGATGCGCTGTATAATTCCGTTATGTTTTTGCTGGCAATCTTCATATGAGAAGCGCCGCGCTTATCGGTAATGGCTTCCATCAACATCCCGAATTCATCAAGATGCATAATCTGAGCTGGCTTTTTAGATACAGCGGTTAAAAGCCCAGATCCAGAAGCGATAGATTCACCGCCAATAAATTCTTCCAGTCCGGCTTCAATCAATAATTCTTTAATACAAACTTTGGAATGGTTTTTCCCCGCCGCTGTTCCGGCAAGGCCTACTGTATAGATATTAGTCCTGGTATTGATTGGGGATCTATAGCGCCGCCCATAAACAGCGCCCAGCGCGGTTAAAGTATTCAATAGAGCTAATTCAGGCTGAGGCTTTTGAGCTGTTGAGATGATCCAATTTACCGTTTCTCCAACTATGCCAGGGATTTGATTCATCTTAATCTCAACATCCTCTTCTTTGGATGTTTTGGATTTGAGAATATTTTTTACAGCTGAAGCGCCAATATCATAAAGAGTTGCATCAACTTCCTGGATATGATTGTAGCCATTCAAAACAGCGCGATCAACAACGGTTCCCATTGTAATCCCGCCGCCTTTGCGGAAAGATTTCCAGTGGAATTCACAATCTTTAGATCCAGCGTATTTTGAACCTTTTGCGCTCCAGTTATTGAAGAGGCCGAAATCAAAGCCGCCATCAAATAGACCCATCCCGATTTGAATCCAATCCGAATAGGTACAATCCGCATCAATGAAACTAAGCATCTCAGCAACATCATCATTAGTCCAATCGACATTATCAGACTCGCCTATGTCTAAAGTTTCAGGCTCAACTTCTTTATGCTTTACTTCATCAATCAACCATTCTGGAGCTTCAGCTATTTCCCAGCCCTGGCTTTCATCCCAGCTGTATTGATTGCCTGAAGCGTGTTTTGATGGCGCTCCAATTATATATCCGCCATCCCCTCTAACATCTAAATTCTTTCCCAGCTTTGAAGTTCTGGTAACAATTTTAATACCAGGATGTTTGAAGATTAAATGTTTTCCCCGCCCTGTTAAATTGGTTAGAGTTTTGGGAAGCTTGCCATGTTTCTCTTCTAACTGAGCCAGCGACTCTTCGCCAAGAATACCATCAACATCAACCGCGAATATGCCGGATATTTCTCCGGTCACAATCCCGATATTAAAATCATTAGCCCCAAAGGATTGTCTGATTTTAAAAGCATTATCGGTTGCATCTTTTAAGCCGTTCTTAGTGGCTGGATGCTTTCCGATTTGTTTGGCAGACGCGCCGCCAGGAACATGATCTGGATTTCCGCAAGTACAAGATCCATCAGGCTTGACGGAATGAATTGGGAAAACATGGAAGCCAAATTCTGAGGCATATGAGAGGGCTTTGGAAAGTATGGTCATTAGAAGGGAATCTCTTTTCCTAAAATTTCAGCTGATTTAGTTTGAAAAGTTGTAACGATTATTTTTAAAAACTCATTCCATTGAGTCTCAGATAATTTATCGAGACTCATTTGATTCAGCTCTTCTAAATATTCTCCAGCTTCAGCGCCAGCAATTTCCAGCGCCTTAGCTTCATGCTCCAACAAAGTTCTCATTATGATTCGATCTCATATAAATGCCAGACAAAAGATCCATCAAGGCAACTATCAATATGAGAAGTTTTATATGGGATATAATGACCAGTTCCAAATATTTTAAAAGATCTTTTCATTAAAGAAATATCAGCCATATTTTTATTTTCATCAACAGGATGCTCAACCCAAATGCAAAGAGCGTTTCCTTGTACCATAAATTTTTTAACGCATGAATTTATAGGCCAATGGAATTCATTAACCTTATCTAAGTATAAATTATATTTCCAAATTTTCTTTTGCATTATAGCCCCCTTGCTTTCAAAGCTTCATCCATTAAAACCCGAATCGCATCCGGCTTTTCTCTATTCATTTGTTTCATTGCGGCCTCTATTCTTTTGAATGTTCCTTTCTTAAATCGCTGATGCATCAGCTCAGAAAGTTCTTTAGTATTGGTATATTTCATGTACTTCGCGCCCTTGTGTAATTTTGTGTAATTTTGTGTATTGACTGTTTTCTTATACGCGAGTATATCTCAAATCACAACTGCAAAAATTAAAGGAAACAAAATGGCTAAAAAAGAAGTAGTAACAAAGGAAGATGCTCCAGCGCCAGCTAGTGAATTATCTTTCATGCAACAATTAGGATTGAAAGAATCAAGAAAGTTGCCGCCAAGAATTACAATCTATGGGCCACATAAAATCGGTAAATCATCATTTGGAGCAAGCGCTGATACTCCAGTATTTATTCAAATTGAAAATGGACTGGATGCGCTGGATGTTAAATCATTTCCTAAGGCGGAAACATTTAGAGATGTTATGAGCCAGCTGGAAAAATTAGTTGAAACAGATCATCCATTTAAAACTGTTGTTGTTGATTCTGTTGACTGGCTTGAGCCGCTTATCTGGGCTGAAGTATGCGAAGAAAGCCAGGTTGCTAGTATCGAGCTTGCAAATGGCGGATACGGCAAAGGATATATTTCAGCTCTAAATATCTGGGGCGAATATTTCCAAATTCTGGATTACTTGCGCGAACATAAAGGCATGACAATTATCCAGATTGCCCATGCTCAGATCAAGCGCTTTGAAAGCCCTGTAACTGATGCTTATGATCGTTACGAAATCAAACTTCATAAATTAGCCGCCGCAAAGTTATTGGAATATTCTGATATTACTTTGTTTGCTAACTACTATGTTGGCATCAAAAAAGAAGCCGACTCAAGCCGCCAAAAGGATGATGATAAACGGAAACGCGCCGTTGGATCTGGCGAACGCATCCTTTACACTGAAGAGCGGCCAGCCTTTCAAGCTGGAAATCGTTATGATCTTCCAGCTGAAATTCCATTTTCTAAAGATGGATCTCATTGGGGAGTGATTGCCGATCATGTCCCTTTCTATAAACTTTAACCAAACTAAAAAAAAGGAAAACTAAATGGCAAAATTAGGAACCGTTGTTAATGCCGATGAGATTGAAGAACGTAAAGGCTATGAGCCTTTGCCGCCTGGAGTCTATACTGGCATGATTACTGAGAGCGAGATGAAGCCAACAGCTAACGGCCAAATGCTTGTTCTATCAATCGAGATTCAAGATGAAGATTTCAAAGGCCGCAAGATCCTTGAACGCCTCAACATTGAACATAGCGGAAAAGATACATCTGCTAAAACGGTTGAAATTGCTTATCAAGTATTGGGCGAAATTATCCGCGCTGTTGGTAAGAAAACCATCAAGGACTCTGAAGAGCTTCATAACAAACGCTTTGATCTTAAAGTTAAAGTTGATGCTCCGAAACCTTATAAAGATAAACAGGGAGTGGAACAGCCTGGAAGCGCTCAAAACAGCGTCCAGAAATATGGCCCTGTTGGATCTTTGGAATCAACTCCATCAGCTCCCAAGCAAGTTGAATCGGGCGCTGAAGGCGATGAGCCAGCAAAAGCTAAATCTGATAAAAAGCCTTGGCAGAAATCAAAGTAATAAATTAATTTTAAAAAGGCGGTTGAAATGCCGCCCTTTTATCCATGCCCAGCGCTGTTGTTTTTCCTTTAGAATTTCCTTGGAGGCAACAAGTAAATGATGCGCTTGCATACACGGCTTTTACAGCTGGGCATGGATAAGAGAAAAGAAAAGGAATGATGAAATGAATAGATCTCAAGAAATAGCTTTTGCCGCAATAAAATCTTTAGAGCTTTTGAAATTAAGAAAAGATGATGATCTTTCTAGTGATGAAAAAAGTATTAAATATAATCTTACAAGAGCATTGAGGCCCCCAGAAGATAGATTTGAAGTTATTCCAGTTTCAGATAAATCTTATTGGATTGTTGATAAACATATAAAAATGGATCATGGAGATTCTAAAGCTTTAAAAACAATGGATTCTGATGTTGCTAATGCGGTATGCGAAATTTTAAATAGGCACGTTAAACCAAAACCAACTGAAGCTTTTAAGGCATAAATATAATGGTTAGCATACCCGAATTATCAGATCCAACATTGGATCTTATTGATGAAATCCTTGAGCAAGCTAATGCGGCTCAACCTAAGCGCAATTATATTGGCGCTTCATCAATAGCAGATCCATGCTCAAGAAAATTATGGATGCGTTTACATTCCCAGCGCAAGGAAACTTTCGATGCAAAAACATTGCGCCGCTTCAATGATGGCCATAGATCTGAAGATGTTATGGCGGCTCATTTGCGCCTTGTTCCTGGCATTGAATTGCATACTTACATTGAAGGCATAAAGCCCCCAGCGCTAATAAATGAATTCGATGATCAATATGATAAATGGAATCAATACGGCTTTGAAGATAAGACCCTTGGGCCAAAACCATTATCCGGCCATTATGATGGCGTTATCAGGGGAATTGTCCAGGCTCCAAAGACCTGGCACATTTGGGAGCATAAGGCTGTTAATGAAAAGAAATTTGATAAAGCAAAAGAGTTACGCCGCATTGATGAAAAAACAGCGCTCAAGGAATGGGATGGAATCTATTATGGACAAGCTGTAATCAATATGTTTAAGGAAGGCTTAACCCGCCATTACATGACCATATCGACTCCAGGTTGCCGCGACTATACAAGCTTCAGGACTGAGGAAAATCCGGTTTATGCTGAAGTATTAATTAGAAAAGCAAAGCGCATTATAAACGCCGATACGCCGCCAGAGTGTACTTGCGATTTTATGACTCAGAAATATAACAACGGCCCATGTTTTCCAGGAGATCATTTAGAATGAGCGATACAAACGATTATCCATCTGTAAATTTAAATGATGCTCTTAATTTTATGGCTGAGGAAGAAAGTTATAAAATTAGAAATGGACTTTTGCAAGAATGCCATCTTCAGGAAATATCAAATATTTTAAGAAAAAATGAAAAATATAATCTTGCATATATGATTGATGAGTTAATCAAAGAAACAAGAGATCCATGTAATAGAATTGATGATGGAGAATATTATTAATGGCTAAATCATCACCTATTCCGCATAAAGATCAAAGCCAATGGGCCAACATCTTCAACGAGTCCGGCTACTCTATGGACTGGCTTAAAAATGAAACGAAAATAGATACTGTTACTCTTAACAAATATATTTTTAATTCGAGGACTCCCCGTAAACTTAACAAAGTAAAAATGGAAAAAGCTATGTCTAAAATGTCAAAAGGGGAGCGAAAACTTGAGCGCCATCCATCATATGGATATGCAACGCCTGAGCAAATCGAGCTTTTGAATTCTATGAAGATTGGATCTGATAGAGATTATCTTTTAGGAATAATTAACAAACAAAATAAATCAGGCGGGAAAGTTGTTTTCGATATACCTGAAAATTTCAAACGAAAAGTAAAAGAAGAAAAAGGAGAATTAATATAATGGGCAAAAGATCTGATGGCGATTTTAAACGCAAAGCGCGGGATTATTACAAGACTCCAAGGGCCGCTGTTTTGCCGCTTATACCTTATCTAAAGCATGGAGCGCGATTTGTTGAGCCTTGCGCTGGCAATGGCCAGCTCATTGATCTCTTAAAAGAAGCTGGGCTTAAATGCGCTAGAGCATGGGATATTAGGCCAATGCGGGATGATATTGATAAGCGGAATGCGCTGGATATGCACGTTGGCAACGTCGATTTATTTATTACTAATCCGCCTTGGGATAGAAAGCTTTTGCATCCAATGATTGAACATTTTTCAAAGCAAGCCCCAACATGGCTTTTATTTGATGCGGATTGGATGCATACGGTTCAAAGCGCTGAATTAATTAAGCATTGCAAAGTTATTATATCCGTTGGCCGGATCAAATGGATTCCAAAATCATCATCCGTTGGAAAGGATAATTGCGCTTGGTATTTATTCGACTGGAAACATAAAACAGGCCCTAAATTTATTGGCCGGACTGCAAAAAATGTTAAAGGATAAATTTAGAGTCATTCTTTTAACAAGAGGCTTTGCGGCTATAATTGATGCTGAAGATTATAAGCGCGTAAAGAAATATAAATGGCATACGCATATTTCAAAGGGTAAAAATAAGAAACCTGGGCAACCATATGCGCGCGCCAATATTAAAGGGAAGAAAGTTTATCTTCATAGATTTGTTATGAATTCAACAGATCCATTGAAACAAGTTGATCATGGCAATCATCAAACTCTCGATTGCCGGAAAGGTAATTTGGAAGAAACGGATCATATCACTAACCAGCGCCGCCGTAGGAATTGCAAAAAATGTTAAACGGATCTGAGAAAATAAAAAAGATCTTGCCTCAATTAACGGCTGATGATGATATGTCGATTGTTGTGGCAATTAACGCCATCAAGCGCATTCTGGCCGCTGAGGGTAAATCATTCCATGATGTTGAAATAGTAGCCAAGGGAGGCTTTGGAGGCGGCTATGGATCTGGGCAATATGGAGGCGGTGGAAGCGGATCATATAGCGGATTTAGGGAACAGGCCCAGCGCAATAATCAACAGAAACGCCAGCAACAGCAAGAAAAGAAATATGAAGCTCCTAAGGAATATACTTTTGAGCAACAGAAAGAGATGGCTGATTTCATTGATAAAGAATCGCCTCTTATGAATGAATGGGAAAGCGAATTTTGGGAAAGCATGAAAGATAGGATTTGGAGATTCAAACTATCAGCCAAGCAAATGGATATAATTAATAGACTTTATACAAGGGTAAAATACTAATGGAGCTAAGACCATATCAAGCCAAGGCTATCAGGGCGACTTATAACTATTGGGAGAATTATGATACTCATGGAATCATAGTTCTGCCAACCGGAACCGGAAAAAGTTTTGTCATTGCTAAAATTTGTGAAGATATGGCTCCGCATGGAGCGCGTATTATTTGCGCCACTCACGTTAAAGAATTAGTAAAGCAAAACTATTTAGAGCTTATTGATCTATTGCCATTTGCTCCAGCTGGCGTTTATAGCGCTGGATTAAATAGCCGTGACTCAAATTCTCAAATTGTTTTTGGCGGCATTCAAACGATCTATAATAAAGCTTATGAGCTTCAGAAATGCGATATTTTAATTGTTGATGAATGTCAAACTATCAGCCCTGAAGATGAAACAAGATGGAATAAATTCATTGCGGATCTTTTAATTATAAATCCAGGGATGCGAATTTTAGGATTATCGGCCACTCCATATAGAACATCATCAGGAATGTTAACTGAAGAATACAAAGGCAAAAAACCTATATTCGATGATATTATTTATGAGTATGGAATTCTTGAGGCTGTAAGAGATGGTTATCTTTGCGAAATAATCCCCAAGGATATGGATACTGAATTTGATATTTCAAATGTTAATATGCGAGGCGGCGAATTTGTAGCTGGGGAGCTTGAGGCGGCTGTTAACATTGATGCAATAACGGCTCAGGCCATTGATGAGGTTATGATATATGGCCAGAATAGAAAAACATGGCTTGTATTTTGTTCCGGTTCAAATCATGCATACGCCGTAAGAGATGAATTAAAAAGGCGCGGTATTAAATGCGAAGCTATCACTGATAAAACATCATCAACCGATAGAGATAAATTTATTGAGCAATTAAAAACAGGCGAATTGCAAGCCCTGACTAACAACAATATTTTAACAACGGGTACAAATATCCCGCGCATTGATATGATTGTTGGATTGCGCTGGACTGGAAGCCCTGGGCTTTACGTTCAAATTCTTGGGCGGGGAATGCGACTATTTCCAGGAAAGGATAATTGTCTATATCTCGACTTTGCAAAGAACGCCTATAGATTTGGGCCACTTGATAAGATCAAACCGCGAAAGCCAGGACAAGGCAACGGGGATGCTCCAATGAAGAAATGCAAATTCAAATTGGACAACTTGAGAGAATGCGGAACAATCGTTTATGCAAGTACAAAGATTTGTCCAGATTGTTTAAACCCTTTCCCGTTTGAAGAGCCGGAATTAAAAATTTCAGCCAATGGAGATAGCGCCGCTTTATTATCCGATCAAGTAAAACCGGAATGGCATAACGTGATTTTCATGAGTACAAGCCGCCATGAAAAGCCAGGAAAGATTCCTTCTCTATGTGTAACATACGGAACTCCAACAGCTCATTTTAAAGAATGGATCTGTTTTGAACATGAAGGATATGCATGGGAGAAAGCTGAGAAATGGCATGATGCAAGGATGGATACAAATGCGCCTCATACCATTGAAGAGGCTGTTAAAATTAAATATCCAAAGCCAACAAGAATTCAAGTTATTCCTGATGGAAAGTTTTTTAGAATTAAAGCTTATGATTTTGAAACATTAGCTGAAGATCTTGAAACTGAAATGGATATAGATGAAGTCGAATTTGAAGAGGATGATATTCCATTCTGATGAGCGCATATTGGGAAGATCCAAACTTTATAGCCGGATGCTGGGCTGGGGAAGATGATATTGGAATTAAAATGGCCACTAAATTTCTTGTCCAGCGCGCTAAAGATGAAGGCTATAAAAAAGAAAATGTTAAATTCTCCAAACTTTATGGAGGGATAATAATGAAAAGAAAGGTTGAAAATGCCAACTATTAAAATTTATGTTTATGATAAAGGGAAACCAATATCATCAAAGGTAACTGAAGATCCAATTGAAGCTGAAGATTATATTGGCGAAAAGAAACTGGCCGGATATAAGGTTGATTCAACATGGGAAAATTAGCATCAAATATAATTATTGGTTGTGAGGAATCTTTTACAATAGCTGGGGAATTCCGTAGGGGGGGGTATAGGGCCTTTTCATGCGATACAGAACCGACTCGCGGAAATCCTGATTATCATTTTCAAATGGATATATTTAAAGTTATAAAAGGCGGATGGCTGAAAACCCAATCTGGAAAGCGGGTTTATATAAAGCAATGGGATTTTGCTATATTTCATCCACCTTGTACTTTTCTAGCTAACTCAAGCTCAAAACATCTTTATAACGGGATGAATAAAAACAATGGTAAAAATATAAAACGCTGGAAAAATATGAAAGATGGAGCCTTATTTTTTTAAAAAATTACTAGAGTCCGATATTCCAATGATTGCGGTTGAAAATCCTGTAATGCTTGGATATGCGGTTGATATAATAGGGAAGAAAGCAAGCCAATCAATTCAGCCTTGGCAATTCGGACACATGGAAGTCAAAAGAACTTGCCTATGGTTAAAGAATTTACCGCCGTTAAAAGGAACTAAAAATGTTTATGATGAAATGATGAAGCTCCCATATTCTGAAAGGGCAAAATGCCATCATGAAGCGCCTGGGCCTGATAGACAAAAGAACCGATCTAAAACTTATTCAGGAATTGCTAAAGCTATAGTTAAACAATGGGGAAAATTCTTAACTAAAATTTAATGAGTATCCTTTATAAACCCATGCATGGATTGGAAAAGACTTATGAAACTAACGATAATTGAAGCGCCATTTGATGCGGATGAAAAGAAGCGGCAATGGTATACTCAGCTTTGCATCCAGGATTGCTTTGATAGGGATGAATCTCCATTCTCAGCTGATGGATTTTATAGCCGTTATGTTGATCAGGATGTTATGACCCAGCGCGCTAAATCAATATCAGCTGGGCTTGAATGGGCGCGCTATGCCGATATTATAGCTTTCTATATCGACTATGGAATCAGCGCCAGTATGGAAGCCAATATGAAGATGTATAAAGCCCAAGGGAAAAAAATTGAATGCCGTTATATTTTTAAAAGAGAAGAGAATGACCCAGCGCATAATGACAAATGAAGAGGTTATAAAAGCCGCTTGCCTGAATAACCGAATAACAGTGAATGATTTCTTCAGTGAATATAAAGAGCGCCCTCTTTCTCAAGCCAGAAAAGAAGCGATTCTTTATTTTTACAACGTAAAGAAATTGCCAGTTCAAAGGATCGCCCAGATAATAAAGCGCGATAGAAAATCAATTGATTATGCGATTAATGGGCGCAAAAAAATTATTTCTTCTTAACTGGTGAATCAATCAAACTTAGGATTAATTTCCCAACATGGGGCTTGTCATTTTTCTTTACGATTCCAGCCGCCTTAGCCCTTTTCTCTAAGCTGGCCAATGTTCCGGCTGGCGCGTCGAAAATTATTCTTTCAAAATCAAATGATCTAGTACGGCAATTAATAGGAGGATTAAATTCAAGCAAAAACATTTTTTCAGCTTGAGCTAAAATATCTTCAGGGCATGGGATATATGAATAAAAATCGTGCTTAACTGTATGTTGAAATACTCTAGATCTGATATTCTTTGTTCTTCCTATATATATTAAATCATCACCTTGATATAAAAAGTATATTCCAGGACCATGATAATCAGGCTTTCCTTTTTTCCATTTTATCAAATCCGATATATCTTTTCTAAAAACTTTTTTTATCATTATCTTTTTCCGTTCTTCTCATTCCAAAGATCTATTGCCTCATTAACGGCCTGACTTTTTGTTATCCCTTTCCCTTCTTTAGATCCTTTAGCGAGTCGGATCTTATTAAATAAAGCGGCTGATTTGCCGTTAATGTTTACTCCAAAAAATACTATATCTTTTTTAACCATTGATGATTCTCCTTTATAAAAACAATAACTTAAAGGAAATCATAAAACAATAAAAAAATTTTACGATTTTAGTTGTTCCGATTTTCGAATCGTGTATATTGATCTTACTGAGTAACAACCAATGCGAAAAATAAAGGAAACAAAATGTACGAAATAAAAGACGAAACCGGAATTCTTTACGGAACCGGAAAAACCATGGAGATAGCAAATCTCTTTGCTCAAGCCCTGAGAGAAAAATACAGGGGAAAAGATTTTAAAGTTCAAGAATAATCTGGGCGGGGCGGAAGCCCCAACCTTAAAACCAATGCGAGATAAGAAAATGAATCAATATATTAAAAGAATAAATGAGCAGCTTAAAGCTTATCAAGATCAACAAAATAATGACTCAGGCGTTCCCAGGCTTGATACTTCAGCTGGAGATGTTTCTGAAATTATCAAACAGCATCAGGAGATGCTAACAGAGATTCAATATTGGCTTCCATACATTGAAGGATCTTTTGAAGGAAGATCTGATGAATTTGAAGCCAAGATAGATACTTTAAGAGATTTAATTAAACAAGTTTCCTAACCGCATTGGGAAGGGCCGCTGGCATGAGTCTTGACAGTCTGTAATGCCAGCGGTTCCCAGCGATAGAAAGAGAAAAAAATGATTAGATTTTATTTATTCACTTTAACGATACTGGCATATAATGTTTATTACTGGATCAACAAGGATGCAGCGCAATGATTATATTTAATCACTTTGGGCCAGATCCATATTATCCTTATGATCCTGATAAACAGGATAAGCTAGATCAGGCAATCATATTGGGATTTATTAAAATATCTCCCAATCAAAACGGATTAGTAAAATATACCCTTACTGAAAAAGGGCTTGAGCAATGGAAAAAAGAAGGTGGGCCAAGAAATGATTCATAGTTTTGGAGATTTGGAAATGAAAAATAATTTTCCAACCTTTCGCGGGAAAGCCCCATTTGTTATTCTTGGCGATAATGAACAACCGTATCTTTTAAGATGGTTTTTGATCCCTAAGAACAAAATATTTAATATTTATCTTCATAAGTTTTGCCAATCTGATTCAGATCGAGCTTTGCATGATCATCCATGGTTATTCAATGCCAGTTTTCTTTTGCGTGGCGAATACATAGAGCATACGTTTAAAGATCCTAAAAACTGGAAAACCAACGGGGAAATAATTCAAACTCTCAGAAGAGAAGGCGCTTTTAAGTTCCGCTTTGGACGCGCTCCGCATAGAGTCCAGCTTTTAAAAGTTTCTCCAGGTAATGCAAGCGGGGCTGAAAAGCCAGTATGGACAATCTTCATTACGGGGCCGCGCCTATGGAATTGGGGCTTTTATTGTCCACAAGGCTGGAAGATCTGGACTCACTTTGTTTCTAAATTTAAAGGCGGCAACGGCATTGGAAAAGGATGCGGGGAATGAATAAAGATTTTATTTTTTCTCAAGCAAGGGCTGGAGTTAAGCCAATGCTTACTTTGGCCAATATATCGACTTGCACTAATGCCAAGCCAATTGATTCAAAAGATCTATTGGAAAACATACGCAAAGCCGCAAAGTTATTGGAAAATATTCCGCCAGCTCCAGATAAAATGCTATGCGGCTGGAAAGTTCCGAAAATTCTAAGCGCCAGTATTAAACCGGAAATATTTCCATTAGATCCATTGGCTCCTAAAAAACCATTGGGATGTTTAGCAAATTTTAGAGGAATTCCCATTATTGAAGATGAAAGCCTTCCTCCTAATGAATATAGAATAGTTGATAAATTAGGTAACATTTTGCATAGAGGATTCGTAAGTTGAAAAAAGATTTTAAAGACTCACATGATTACAGGCCGAAACCACAAATGAAGCCAATAATTATAGATCATCCAGATAAGGCCAGACTTATTCTGGACCGACTTCAATATTTAGCAAAAAGAGATATGAAATGAATCTGGATCTAATTGAATCTAAAATCCGCAAAGGTATTGCCGCCAAAAGCATAGGCGTTAAACATCAAATGTTATGCGAAGCGCTGGCTGAATTAACGGCTCTTAAATTTTCTGATACAGCTTTAACCGCGCTGGAAGGAGTAAGCAAGCATGGCAACTCTTAAATCTTTTGGCGGTATAATTCATAGAATTGCAGATTGCATGGAATGTGGATGGCATGATGAAGATCCTAGGCAAGCGCCTCAGAGGGCAAGAAGACATACAGAAAAAACAGGACATGAAACAAATGTTGAGACTGGATCTTATATAAAATATACAAAGGAAATAAAATGACTGAAGCGGATTGTTACATAATTGAACACGCCATATCTTTAGGCGCTATCATGGTTAATGATGATGGAGATATTCTACAAATGACCGATCAACAAATTGTTGATTTGGTTAAGGCACGTACCCAACCGCAAAGCCAAACCGCACAGGGGATAGAGGGGAGAAACAGCCTAGCCCGTAAAATGCGTTATGACCGACTTGCTGAGTATGCCTTGGCAATGCGTCAAAGGTTTTTAGATTTAGGCTTTGATGTTCCGATAATGGAAGGCGTGACTAATGAAGAAATAGATTTACGATACGCCGCGCAATCACAAGGCATAGGCAAACCCCTCCATTACACTGATGGAAGCATTAGCCGGGAGATTGAGGATGATCAACCACGAGGCCCACATTATGCAGCAAACTCGTACGGGATAGTTTCTGGACGCTCGCCGGAGGAAGCTGCCGGAAAGCTGTTACTTGCTACCCCTCCCGCCGCCATGCCTGTGAATGAAGCGTTGGAAGACATTAGATATATCCGCAAGCAAGTCAAAACATGGCATTTGAACGAGTGCGAGAAAAACGAGCTTGAAAAGACACATGCTGCTATCCACAGGATCGAAGCCGCCCTTACCCCTGCCATTGGAGATGAGGAACGGGAAGCGGCTTTGAAATGGGTTGATAAAACATACCATGATTACGGTATGCCGGCGCCTGAATATAAAACCATAACCCGCGCCCTTAAATCCAAATCAAGGAATCAAAAATGATCAAACAAAAACTTAAAAAAGATGCGCCGAAAGACTGGACTCCTGAAGAGGATTCATTATTGCTAGAGCGCGCCAAGGCTGGCGATACAATGGCCAAAATATCAAAGGCGATAAATGAGAAGTTCAATAGCTTCAGAACGCGCCTAAGCGTTGGAGGGCGGCTTTTCCGGCTCAAGCAATCAAGCAATAAAATTAAAACAGATATGATCAAGAAAAAGAAAGTTCCAAATAAGCCGCCGACTCAAAAAACAAATCATTCCGCGCCCTTGCCTATGGAAGAGCCTGAGCCGCAAAACCTTATTTCTCTATTGGATCTAAAGCCTGATTCATGCCGCTGGCCGTATGGCGATAAAACGCCATATAAATTTTGCGGCCAGAAAAGATGCGGCTCCGGCCCATATTGCCGGACCCATGAAATCAAATCTGATGCGAAATCATCCAAGCGATAGCGGCAAGAGATCCAACGGCATGGAATACGCCGCTAAGGATTTCCCCTATCTTGGTTGCCTCATCAATTGGATCTGGAAGGTTTTCATTCCTATAATTAGGAATTAATGCCCATCCAATTGTATAGGCCAGCGCGCGGGATATTCCGCCCAGCGCAATGAATATAGCCGGAAAGATCCAACCGAAAGAAATCAGGGCCACAATAGCCGCTGAAGCGTGACATAGGCCAAGAATAGCGTTTCCGGTGAAATCATACCAGAAAGCGGAAAGCTTGCCCTGAAGCGGCTTTAAAGCCCAAACAATGATTGATTTCTTCTCAGTAGGGTTTTGATCATGCCCCATATCCAAGAATGGAGCTGTTCCCATGCGTTTCAGGAATGCTGAGGCGATCCATACGGCCACGGCCCAGGCGCTTATCCAGGGCCACAATAACAGCTCAGGAATGGCATATAAAAATCTATCCCAAATCCAAGGCGTTTTTGGCCAGCCTCCGCCTGACATTCTGGAAGTGAAGCCGCGCCACGTTAAAGCTAGCGCCGCCAAGATAATGATGATTATTGACGCGATTCCCATGTTGCCCCCATAAATTCTATTGATGATTCTAATTGCAATCTGTACTTCTCAGCTTCAGCCGCGAAATCCAAAAGCCAATCTTCCCTTAATCCCTGAGCGCCATCAGTAGCCGTAGCCATGCGCTCAAGCATAGATTCATTTGCTGGCCGCTCAATTATATTGGCTGGCCTAACGGGTAATTGGGATGCATCGCGGGTTAATTCGCAAGCGCTTAAGCTCAGCAATCCGGCTATTAAGATTAATAATTTTATCGGCATGGTTTTCCGCCTTTTCTTCAGATAGAGCTTTATCATCTTCGCATTCCTTTAAATCTTTTTCAGCCAATTCCCTGGCCTGTTTTTCCTCAGCAAGATTCTGATGAAGATAACGGATATAAAAGCCGCTTAATGTTTGAGTTATCAATAAAACAATAACTCCATAGGAGAGTATTTTTAAGGCGATAGGATTCATTTAATCTTTCCTTATCATCGAAATAACACGCGCGGCCCGATTAGGAGTCTGAGTAAACCATTTACTCGCTTTCAAATTAGCCTGAGCCTTTAGATAATCTCCGGCCTTTATATACGCCAGAGAATTTTTAAACTCGCTCAAGTTTTCTATACCCATTTGAAAGGCCATATTAGCTAAAGCTCTTTGAACGCTTTCAGGTTGATCAATAACCCATGGGAATTTCTTTTTAACATCATTCCATTTATTATTTATATCGTTTTGCAAAAGATAAAGGGCCTCTTCTCTTGTAATGCCCCCACCCTTCCTCTTGTCAATTAATCGACCTATTCCAATAGTTGAATATCCAAGAGAATCTTTATACTCATGGGAAACAAATTTCTCATCCGCCTCAAGCTCTTTAGCTAAAAGATTTTTATCCATCTTCTAATCTCTCTTATATTGATAGGAAATCTTGCAATGCTTATCTCTAATTTTATACTTCATGCAAAAAGACATTAATTCTTTCTCAGTTATGTTTCGATCTCTCTTTTCAAGAATAGACATTCCTAAAAATGCATTTAGGATCAATGACAAAGATAAAAGAGAAATTAAACTCTTGCTCATTTATTTAATTCCAAATGGATAACTTAAGAAAAGAAAGATGGAGAATAAAGCGTAAAGGGCGCATATATAAAACCATACATAAACAGAAACTTTTTTTGATACGCTTTCAGGTTGCCGCCTAAGAAGAAACCAAACTAAAATAGTTCCGGCTATTCCGCAAAAAGCAAAGATAACATTGCGTCCTATTTCTTGATCATTATATGTTATGAATTCAAAAAATTCAGCAAAGAATAAGCCCCTTCCAGATATGACGGTAAAAACATAAACCAAAACGCTAAATGCAAAAATGCTTAAGGCGCTGGCCTTATTCGTGAGTATCATATTTAAAAGCAAAACTCCCGCCGTTAAAGCGGTTGCGAAAGCATAGAAAGACAAAGAAAAAGTTAAGTTATCCACTATAGAAAAATCAGCCATTTTTATAACCTTGTATTAGGTCCTCAAACTTTAGCAAATTCTTATTAGTATTTCTACCCGTATTAATTGAAAGCCTTTTTAAAATATCAAGCAAGCCCAGAGCTGAATCATGTACTTCATTAGCTTTCTCAGGGATAGTTGCCATTCTTTCTCTATGTTTTTGATCTGTTATCATTGAGCGGCCCCTGATGCTGGAATCTGGATCTTTAAATGATCTTCAATGTTTTCTAATCTATCAGCAACATTACTAAAACTTTGCCCGATTGCTTGCAAAGTCAAGGCTGTTGTACTTTGAGCATTGTAATAATTATGATTAGTTTCCTTTTGCTCATCATCCCGCTTATCCATGCGCGCGATAGATTCAGCTTCTTTTCTATCAGATCTTTCAAACCAATATCTATCTCTTTCATCTTGCCTTGTCTGATTTGCCGCCATCATCAGATCCATTCTGGATTGCTGGGCTTCGATCATCTTTTTAACCTTGGAAACAACAAACAAGGCAAGGAAGATAAACATTATAAAAAAGAATAGAATTAATGCGGCAGTAAACCACTGTTTATCCAACAATGATTCAATTATAGATTGCGCGGCTGGATTTGGATCAATTCCCATTATCAAACTTCTAATAAATTTATTTTATATCTGAATACCTAACTCAGTATTGAAATCAACAATCATAGCTTGAACAGATACATAACTATCAATCCGGCCTTCAATAATTTCTTCAGTCTCGAAACATTTCTTTACGTGATCTGAAGCCGCATTGGAAGCCGCTATGATCTGAGCCGCGCTCAAGGTTATAAACCCATCCGCTGTTTTCCATCGAACTGTATAGTTAGGATCTTGCATGGCGCGCAAGTAAGCGCCGATTAAATTAGATCTTGCATCTCTATCCGTTTGGACTAGAACGCCGCCTAGATTTACACCTGATGTTTCCATAAAATATCTATGATTGGCCAGCGCCAGCTTCATATCAACAGGCTCAGGCTCGACAACAGGGCCTTCAACTTTAGAAAAATTATTATCCCTCAGCCATTCATAATCCGGCCCCTCTTCAGGGAAAGATGTTTCAATAAATTTAACTCTTAATTCATCCAGGGAATAAATCTTGGGCTTGCTTTTTTCTTTATAAAACATTTTATTAGCTCCTATATATTGTAACTTATAATAAATGTTCCATCAGCGCCATTGGTATTTCCTGAGAAACCTGGCGAACCATTGCCGCCAGATCCAGAATTGGCCACTGGCGCGCCTATACCAAAAGCGCCGCCAACCCCATCAGATCTAGCCATTGTAGCAAAATTGTTACGGCTTCCAGATCCGCCAGCACAATAATATTCAGCGCTTCCAGTTATGTTATCTGGAAGGCCGGACCCGCCATTAACATCTCCCAAAAGTGGGTTAGCATTTCCAGCTGAGCCAGCGCCGCCTCCTCCTCCAGCATATCGAGAGTTTCTTGCTGTTCCTGATGGAGAGCCGCCACCCCCATAATTGCCAGCCGTACCAGCTGGCGCTCCTGTTACTCCAGGGCCAGAGCCGCCGCCTGATGCTCCAGATTGCCCAGCATTAAGAACAGGGCCACCATTACCGCCGCCAACAGCTGTATATCCTAATCCAGTTGTATTGCCGCCATTGGCAACGCCGTACACGCCGCCAGCGCCTATATTGATAGCATAGGTTCCAGGGGTAATAGTAACGGCTGTTAATTTTTTAAATTCCCCAGCGCCGCCTCCTCCTCCGGCGTTTTGAGTTCCGCCTGGATCGCCTGAAATAGATCCGCCGCCATATGCCCCGCCGCCAGCCGCGCCGCACATAAGAATATCAACAGTTATTGTCTGATAAACCGTAAATGTTCCATTGGCATTAAACCTATGGATTTTTTTACCGCCAATAATTGTAATGTTTCCGCCTTCAGCTTTTAACTGAGGTGAGGACATTATTAATCTTTTAAGATTTGGATTCATTATGCCAAGCCTTTTGCTACCAAAATTCCATATTTAACATTGGCTGTATCTTGATAGATAAGAACATGGTCCGTACCGGACGCGCTCATAGTTGGAGCTGTTCCGCCTGGCCATTTAATTCCCGCTGGCCATGTAATAGTATAGGCTCCAAAATTTACACATTCCAAAATCATTGATTGAAATTTACCAGCATCGAAAGTTGCGGCAATCGCAATGTTTCCTGTTGCTGTTATTTTCTGCCATGGCGCATTTGCAATAGCCGCCGTTGCCGTACCAGTACCAATAGCGATAGGGCTGGCGGCATTTTCTCGCGTCCCTATTTGCAAATCTTCATCAGCTCCATCATTTAAAATAGAAAGAGTTATTTCACGGCTATTGGCAACTTTGTTGGAAATGAAACTTGGAGTCGTATCATCAGAAGAAACTTTTAAAGTTCCTGAATCTGGCGCTGTAAAACTATTTGTTGTTGTATCAAAAGATCCGATCAAAATATCATCTGTCCCATCGAACATATAATATAACCAGGGATTAGTTCCAGTCTTGAGCCATACCATTCCAGGAACAACATAAGAGGGCCGCGCCGCGCCGGAATGACTCGTATGAAGAGCATCCCGCCATGGCTCAATTTTACCATTAATTAAATCAGTACCCGAAAGAGGGCTTTCCATATTTCCTAAATCAAATTGGCTCATGTATTATCTCTTCCATATCCTGCATTAAAAATATCCCAATCCGTCCAGTTATCTAATACAGGATCTTCCTGAGTAATTCTGTATTGAAGCTCTATTTCCCAAGCATCGGTCCCGATTCCAAAAACATCTCCCATTTCAAAGAAATTATCTTGATCAAATATATTGTTTACAGATCCGCCAGTTATATCGCCTGAAGAAAAAACATCAGACAAATCAAAGAAGTCATTTATAAAAACTCCATTGGCATTAATCGCCGCGCTTACGAATGAATCGAATACTCCATCCAGATCCAAATCATTATCAAAGTAATAATAAGCTTCAGGAATATCAGTATCAGCTATAACGACTCCACCGCCTGAAATAACAGCGTTATCTTTAACTCCATCAAAATCAGGATCTTCAGTTATGGTTGCAATCGCGTTTAAAAGATTTCCAGGATCATAAGTAATAATCATGGCGGCTGTATCGGAAACATTGCCCTGTCTATCAACGGCCTTTAACAAATATGTTCCGGCCAAGAATGGAAGCGTTATTCTATTCTCTCTAATTGGATCTAATGGAGTGCCCTCAATAACTTGAGCTGTTGCCCATGTAACGCCTGAAAATTGCGCGCTGTATTCCATGATATAACCAAAGAGATCAACTTCAGTATTATTATCCCATTTGAAAAGGGCATTTTCGCCTGTAACGGTTATTTTAAAATTCTGAGGAGTCGCTGGCTTGCCTGAGGCTCCAATAAATAAATATCCATTAAGCTCAAGTGGGGCGCTTTGTAATACGCCATTTTTTCTATAGTAACGGATATGAATATCATAACGAACATTATCATCGAGTCCTGTTAAGATTATTCTTTCAGGCGAAAGCTCAAGAATATTTGCATTGTTGAAAGTATCTGTTCCAGATACGCGAACTTTAACTGATGTTTGAATATCAGATTCATTATTATTTTTTAAAGTTATGATGGCTCTTGGCGTAAATGATCCATCACTATTTTGTAACATAACATCTTCATTAGATTGAATCTCTATCAGCTCAGGGGATAGCGGCCTTCTAAATTCTAGCGGCTCAGTAATGCGGCTTTGCCATTCTGGAATAGGAGATGATTCAGCTGTAAAAATTTCCGGCGCATAATCAATAGCTGTAATTTTTGCGGCGAAATCTTCCTGAGGCTCGATCTTGGTTATAATTACATCCAACTCTCCGCCAGCCTCAATAACATAGGCAAGATCCCCAACTATTTCCAATTCATTATCATCGGAATCCAATGGATGCGGAAAAGGTTGGACAAATGTAAATGATTGCATTTCTCCAATACTTGTATTTACCTGTTTATAAAGTTGAGTTCCATCAGATAAACGAATTCTTGTATAAAACATAGTATTGGAATCAGGGATAGAAACTATATCATCAATAGTTATTCCTGTTATCAACCCTGTATCTGATGAAGTAAATGATTTTATCCGGCCATCACCAACTCCAACTATTGGAACATCATGGGCAAGCTTCACCCTATCGCCACGAATAGCAATAAGATTTTCAAAGTCCATATTTACGCTATGAGATTCAGGGCGCAAAATGATTGCGGCAAAATGGCGCTTTGCAGTTTTATAGGCTAGATTTGTATCAGTGCAATATTGAAGTTCCAAAACCTCAAAATCAGTAGCCGCAATTAATCCATTAGATCCATCCTCATTATATCCATCCCTATAAACAATTCTTTCATCTTGCTGAAAGCCTTTATCCTTGTTGCGGAATTGAACGCGCAAAGCGTGAGGAACATCTTTATAAATAAGCTCAGCGGAATAGTTACTTGAATTTCTTGGCGTTATGATTTGAACAATATCAGATTTAATTCTATCAATGGCTATAGATCTTTTACCGTCAACAACAGCTGGGCTTGCGGCTCCAGCGCTTGCAACATCGGCCAAGGTATCTTCCAAAGAAGATTCAAAATCTATGCCTCGATTGTAAGTATATCCTTGATCACTACAATGAATCCACCAATCCTCTATAGCGGCCAAATCCAATCTGGAATCCGGTAATGGTTTTGCATTGGCTTCACCTTGTAAAACCCATCTATAAATTGAGGCTGGATTTGATGTTACTCTCTCTTCCCATGTCCCATTGATTGGATCATAATCAGGAATCAAAATGCTCCATATACCATTAAGCTGATCAACAGCGCCATTAAGCTGATCTGTTGCGCGCATGAGAATAGCGGTTCCGCTTATTCCGGCAAGTTTTACAGGCGGCGCATTTTTAATAGTTCTGATAGCCGTTAAATAAACATCTCCAACAAATTGATCTGATGAATTATCAGCTGTTATTCTACGGCTTCTAATATCGTATTGGCCAGGAGTCGGAAAAACAACTCTAACTGAGCGGCGCAAAGCTTCAGTTTGAGATTCGGTAATATTTAAATCGTTTATCTTTATAGATCCGGCTGTTACATTCACATTTAAACCTCCAAGAGTAGGTTTAAAATCAGTTGATAGTTTCACCAAGTTTCCAACAAGGGCCGGATCTCTATCATCGGAAAAAGAAACTACATCTGTTTTTTTAGTATTTACAGATCCAACCTGTTCCATCCGAGTCCAAACAACAACAGTTGCAAGGCGTATACCGTTGCCAGGTAAAATTTCAGACTTAGCCGCATTAGCCGTTGTAGAAATGGCCGCGCCTTTTAACAGGCCGATAGCTCCAGAATATTTATCAATATAAATTATATCTCTTCTATAGCCGTAGTATCTCCGGCCAATGCCCAACATTGAAGCTTCAGGAATAGCAACATTAGCGCCAGCAAAATCCTTATAATTACTTGCTCCAGGACTCCATAATGGAGAATCTTCAGGCGTACCAGTTGGAGCATATTGCATTTCCAATTCTACATTGGCAGAAACGCGCTTTCCTTCTTTGTTAAAGAAAGCCAGACCTTGAGGAAAAGTAAAATCAATAATGGCTTCATTTACATTTATATCTGTTGCTCGAACTGTATAACCATCCTCAGAGCTAAGCAAAACATTGTAATCAGTTTGATTAACATCATTTGGATAAATGGCTGTTGTCGTATTTAAATCACCGTTTAATTTATGCTCAAGCTCAACATCAGAGAATTGCTCAATAGGAGTATCTCCAATTTGAATATTAGTTAAGACTCCCTTGCCGTATCCCCAAGTTACAAGCTGGCGAACATACTGATCATTATCTTTTGTCTCAGTGTATCCCTTAGCGGCCTGAAATGGGAAAACCCTATTTGTACCCAAATAAACCGGAACAACTCCATAAGGCGCTATATCATTGCGCGCGCCTTCAATAAATTGCGTAGGGCTTTCCGCCGCATTGCCGTTAAAGTTTCCTGAGTTTGATGGCTTAGGAGGCGGCGCAAGCGCTGAAACTGCCAAATTACCTATAGCGGCAACTCCAGCCGTTACCATGGCAATCCCAACAGTTGAAGTAATTCCCATGGCTCCAGCTAAAGCCGCGCCAGCATATGGAGCCGCAATAAGAACAGCGATAGTTAAAATAGTCGAAAGCGGATTCTTTTTTCCGCCGCCGCCCATCGGGATAACATTAATGTTAATTGTAGTTCCCAATTTTGGCCGTACACTTGCCCAATGATTCATTGGAACAATTTGCCCATTGATCATAACGATAGCGCCCACGGCTCCAGCAAGGCGCAAAGGAATAAGATCATCAACAATCTTTTTTATTGTATCACCTGGAGCCGCAAAGCTTTTTATTCTGGAATTGCTAAATGGCAACGGGGAAGAGTAAACCGGAATCTTTTTAGCTTGAGAAGCTTTCATGTCGGGCAAAACCTATAACTTTATTTTTCCAGCGCATTGAATCATATCGCTCAATTACTGTATTAATATCCTTTGCGGAATGTATCATAAAACCTGGCTTTATAACAATCCCGCAATGCATAGGAACTCCGCGCATCTTCAATATGACTATATCGAATGGAGCCGGAATGGTAGGGCTTTGCCATTTACTATTGCGCTCATCCGCAATTGTTTGCCCAAGAATATCCCTATCATTGGTAGATTCATAAACATTTAAATAATCCGGCAATAAGATATTTTTTTCTTCTTTATAGGCTACATAAGGCAAGCCCCAACAGTCTACGCCTTCCCAACTCCGGCCCTTTTCCTTGAAAGGGATATGGCAATATTTATGATACCATTCTTGATCACTCATTAGAAGATCCCCGCGAAATCTGAAGGCGTAAATCTTCGCGCTGGAAACGGCTCAAGATCGAAATACTCAACAGATATTTCTCCAGATACAGTAAGCGCATCATAATTAACTCTTTCCAATTTAAAATCTTCAATTGATATTTCCGGCGAATCTGGATCTGAAGCCAAGACAATTTCAATTTTAATTGAAAGAGCGGAATTAGATTTCCTAACGGCCCTAACAATTTGCCTATCAATATTATCAATAGTAATGCTTGCCCTGGCAACTCCAGTTTCATCCTGTTGAGGCAATGTAACTGAGAAAGGCAAATAAACAAACTCCATATCCCTAGAGATAACGCCTTGGACTCCAGCCTCAGGCAAATCATCTATAATATCACTGGCGACTCTTATATCTTCAATGAAATCAGGATGGCTTATTGTCAATAGAATAACAAAAACTTCGCCCGTTTCCTGAGCGTACATAGCTTGCTTTGCGGCGTTAGATAATTGGCGCGGCATTAGGGAAGTATCTCCAATGAAATTTCTGTTTTATAAATTGTAGCTTCCTGATCCGCCCATTTTGGCTTCTCAGCAAAACGCGCTTTTACAGTGGCTAATGTTCTTGGATGCACATAATCAAAAGATATGGCTCCAGATAAAAGATCATCCATATAAAAACTATCCAGCTCTTCAATCTGATCTGGAGTTAAATTTAATGTGAAGCTGATAGGCCGAATATTAGCAACGGTACGGCGTCTAATTTTCTTAGGGCCTCTATCAACGGAAGATTTTATAAGGTTATCAGGCGGCTCTTCATTGAATGAATTAACCGCTGGAGCTGGAAAACCTGTTGGCCATGCAACCATTTTATTATCTCCTAATCAAAGATTTTTGCTGTTGATTTTTCAGCGCTTGATTTGTCTTAGTTCCGCTTGTACTAAGATTTTTAGCAACAGCATCATCAATCATAACCAATAACTCAGCTCCATTATTTCCTTGGCGCTCAGTCTGAGTAACCCTAGAGCCGTTGTTGTTATTAATTATAACAGTTGTTCCGGCCATCATTCCTTTTCCAGCTTGCGAAGCCGGAACAATCTCTTCTCCCTTATGGACTCGCGCTATCATGTCGCGGGGAACATATGAAGTACCAGTGGCGAAAGCTGGCAATGTTGTATTATATCCTATAGCCGCAAAGGGATCTGCTCCGCCTGAGGAAGATGAGCCAAACAAGCCGCCAAATAAAGCTCCGCCAATACCAGATAATAATCCGCCATCTCCGCTCAGTGAATTTAAAAGCGGCGCTGTTACATTTGTTCTAAGCAATATTTTTGCAATATCTTCTAACAATCCCTGAAGTACATCAGACAATTTTTCACCGCTTAGAATTGCATCTTCAAAATGGCTTTCAATTGTGGATGCAAATTGATCCATTGCTTGCTGGCGATTTTTTTCTTGCTCTTCTAATCTTTTTTGTTGTTTTTCCTGATCACTTTGAAGCTCAGATTGGCGCTCAATAGAATCTAAATAATTTTCAATTTGATCCTGTTGCTCTTTAGATAAAACAATACCTTCCCTGGCCAGCTGATTTTGAATTTCAGCCATTTTAAGAGCGCGCTTGATAGCGGATTCTTTTTCGCCGTACATAGAAGTTTGAATTTCTAATTGCTGAGATTCATCTTCCAATCCCTGGATAACAGATTGAGTAGTAGCAATGCGACTTTTAGCCGCTGATTTAGCCGCCGACTCAGCCGCCTTCTCATCTTTCAATCTTTGCTTTTCAGCTTCAGCTTCAATCTTTCTTTGTTTTGCAACTTCAATAGATTTGGATCTATCAATAGCCGCCTGAATATCACCTGGAGAATATTGATTAAATGAAGGCTCAGGCTGGGGAATTTTAGAAAAATCAATTTTGGTTGCGCGCTCTCCCATAAATACTTTGTATCTATGAGTCGCATTATCTATTTTTTCAGATAGCGTATCGAATTGCCCAGCCAGATCAATAATCACATTTGCAAGGGAACTTGTTCCATCTTTTACATTGTCATTCTGGCCAATGAATCTAAGAAAAGAATTCTCTAATCTTGTTAAAGCCTGGCTTACTGTTACTTCACTTTTATCGAACTCTTCACCAATAAGCATGGCCTGGCCGGATATACTGGATAGAGCATTTAAAACAGCATCCCTTGAAAGATCTCCATCCTCAGCCAATTGCTTTAAACTCTTAGATCCATCCCCGAAAGATTTCTGGATTGCTACGGCCAATCTTGGCGCTGAATCAAGTAATGAATTAATCTCTTGAGCTGAGCCTTTAAAATCACTTGAAACAGCTTGAGAGAATTGGAGAATAGCCGCGCCTGATGATGCGGCGCTTTCCCCTGTTACAGCCAGCGCTTTTGAAATAGTTGTTGTAACGCCTAAAAGATCATAATTGGCGCGCTCAGATTCTTCGATTGAATTATTCAATCTCGTATAAAGATTGATAACATTTTCCAAAGGCTGGCGCGTGATTTCAGCTATCTTAAAAAGATCATCTTGAGTCTTTTTAAGATCATCCATTCCATTGGTAACAACTTTTAAACGGCCTTCCAGCTGTTTCCAGTTATCAGAATATTCAACAACCGATCTGGCCGCATCAAGAATTGTTGAAGCGCCAAGAGCGCCCAGGCCAATCCCTGCCAATCCTCTTATAGTTCCATTAAGCTGAGTAACGGCCTTGTCAATAGAATCGAAATTCTTTTTCGATCTATTTAATGAGCTGTTCCAGCTTCTTTCAGATTGGGATAGAGCGCTATTAGCGCGCTTAAGGCCAGATTCAAATCGGGAAGTATTAGCTGTTACCTCAGCTGTTAATCTGGCTACTGTTGCCATCTTTCTCCCTTTCCTTATCCCTGATTGCTTGACGCGCCTTTAACTGAGCTATGATAGCATTAGCGCCCGTTGCCTTCACCTCTTTTTTATCTTTAGTCGAAAGAGCTGAAGAAAGAAGCTTTTTCAAATCAGGCATTTTCTTTAATCTTTGGAGATTGGCCGTTGTCCAGGCCAACCAAGCATTATTATCATGGGCCATTGTCTGGCGCTTATAATCAGCCTCAAGATAAACGGATAATTGCCAAGGCGTTATTTGCCAAAAAATCTCAGGCGACATTCCAGCAACAAGCGCGGCTTTAAAAGCTTTCCTTATTCTGTTTTTTTTTCAGACTCTTCATCATTAGAATCATCCTTGGAATCATCTTTTGATTTTTTATCCTTATCAACCTTTAAGAATTTCTTAGCATCATCCGGCCCCCAATTGGAGTAAAGAAGAGCCTCAGAAATTTTCTCTCTAAGATGAATAACTGGAGGGGAATTATCTATGATAAATTCCTCAGTTATGAATGGGCTTTTTTTCTCAAAGCCTATAGCCGCCATCTTAATGAGATCTTTCATCTTCATCTTGAAAACTGATGGAAGATCATCAGGCAAATCAGACTCAATTTTGGTAAGCGCTCTATAATCGAAATTTAGAATGCCTACCTGATCTCCAATTTTAATTTCAACTTCAGCCGTATACTTATTGCTCATAAAATTTATGCCCCTTATGCAAAGGTAACATCTCCATCAACAAGAATATTGAATGTAGTATCAATTTTAGAGTCAACGCCGCCAGTCATAGAGGCCGATTGAACAAAGCCAAAAAATTCAGCTGTTGAAACATTACCGCCTTCAACATCAGCCGGAATATTGAATTTGAATTTTTGGCGTTGGCGAGTCGCTTTTGCATCACGCAAAGCGGCTTGACCTGGAGCAGATTCATCCGGCAAGTAATTTGCATCAATGGAGAAAGATCCGAAATCTTGCAAGCCCATAATCCGCTCTTTTGCAGTTGAGCGCAAATGAGTCATATCAATCTCATTAGCCTGACCATCGAAAGCCGTAAAATTATTAACCGCTTCAATCTCAGCTAAAACAGCTGGAGGGCCAGCGGCAGTTTGAATCTGGAGAAACGCGCCTTGGGATGGTGTACCGTCTGCCATTTGATATTCCTTTATTGATAGTATGTTACGATAAAAACATTAGAATTTCTGAAAAGATACGGTTGATCCGTATCATCAAATATATCTACATCATTTTGCAAGCTGATGCCAGCGATATTCTGAGCCTCGTTTACAGTAGATCCATCATCGGCCAAATAGGTAACATTAACAACCCCTCTAAATTTATTCAGAATAGCCTCAACTTGGCCGGAAAGGGTTTTGGCTCCATAATATTTAGGATGGTATGCATCAACCTGAATATAAGCCTTGGCAATGCCCCCAGCCGTATTGATAGAGTCATAGCTCCTATCAGAATCAACGCGCTGGACGATCAAGAACGGCCCAGCGGCTTTATCCGGCGCGCGCATCATATAAACCGCGCCGCCAGCCAAGCCCTTCAGTAATTCGTAAAATGATCTTTCAATTATTTTCATATTATTTCTTTGCAAGTTTGAGCGCTTCAGTTTCTATGCCTTCAGCTATATTAGCGGCAAGATCCTTAAACACTTCCTGTTGAGTTGAAGTAATGGCTGGAAGAAACCAGGGCTTAGCAGAAATATAGCGCGTACCCTTCTCAAGTAACAAGCCCCAGAAAGAGCGCCCTGTTGATATGAAGGCCCCGCGCTGGCCCTTCTTTCGATCCCGCTTTGACGCTCTAATTTTTATGTTCTGAAACAAGCGGCCATATTTTTTAGATGCTGGAGATTGTCCATCTTCATCCCTTGGCGCATTTGCTTTAACGGCCCTGAGCGCAATCCTGAAAGCCTTAGTAACAGATTTTTGCAAAACTTTATTTTCAACATTTTGCGGCAACCTCGATAATAAATTATCAAGTTGCTCAAATCCGCCAAGCTTTGTTTCCATCTTCATTTTGCGGCCTTTGTCTCAGCTGTAAACCAAAGCCAGCCATCTCGCTTATCGCTATCATCAACATTAGTAATATAATAAAAACGATCATTCCATTTTACGCGCCATGTTGAATCAATATCATCTCTAAAACGGACTCTAACTCTAATAGTTTCATTGGCGCTAGTTCTTGCGGCCAAAAAACTTTCGGCGCCGCGCTGAGTTAAAACTTCAGCCCATGTAAATGGATTTGTTTCATCCCAAGATTGCTCTAATTCGCCGCCATTGTTTATTTCAATCAATGGCTGGAAATATATCTTTTTATCCAATGTTCCGATTTGCATTTACGTTATCCGTTGTTGCCCATATTAAAGCGCTAATCCATCCTATCAGAGTCCAGCCAAAAAACACATTAACAATAAAGATTGGCAAGGAATTTTGATGATACCGCATGAATGCCGTTAGAAACGGCAAAAAATAAAGAATTGATATAAGTAATAACATCATCATACCAAACCTAAGTTCCATCTTGAACTTGCAAGTTTTTTAACTCTAGTTCTTTTAGCGGCCAAGGCTGAAATATGAGCTTCACCAAATATCAAGAAATCTCCAGTGGCGGCAATCAATTGATTTGATGCGGCGTCACCATCCGAACCAAAGAATAATTGTGAAGCTGTTACGGCTGTTGCCGCCACTGGCGATCCTATCAATTCACCATCAAGAGTACATTGAACAGTTGCGCCGCTTTTTATCATACCAATAAGGCGGGGAGGCTCAACATTAATGGGAAGGCTTAAAGAATTATTTGACATTGTAGAAGTTGTTACATTGTTCAAACATCTCAAAACGCCTAAATTTGATTTAAGCCACATATTTATATTGTTGGAAATTATTGAGCGGTATGTTGAAGCGTTACCGCCTGAATTTCTCCAAACAAGATATATTGAATAATCCTGATTTGGCAAATTGTTCAATCCGTTTAAGAGCATACCTCTTGAGCCATTCCAGTTCATCATACGCTTGCCAGTTACGGGCTGAGTATATTGGCCCATTCTTGGCCTACGGGAACTAACAGTTTGAAGAGCTATAGAAGAGCCGCCGAAAGCATCACTAATTTGTTGAACTTCTGCAACCCCTGAAACAATATTTTGCAAATCCATTAAACTATCATTTGTAGGATCATGCCAGAATAAACCGCCGCCAATCGCAATATAACTATCAGCAACAGGGCCAATAGAATTAGATACAGCGCTTGCCGTTAAACCGTTCAAGCCTGTTGCAGTATTTCTAATAGAAATTATTTTTCCAATTTCATTTTCAGTTAAAATATCACTTTGCCCATTTGCGCCAGAAATATCCGCGCCATCAGCAAGCCATTGCCTTCCAGTAATTGAAGGATTCGGCCTTCCAATTGGAGTCCCATCCACGCTAACTAAAGTTTGGCCAACAAGAGGAGTCCCTGAAATTTCCGGCAAAACAGAAAATGTTGGCGGCGCTAAAACAGTTTCAAAAAACTTACCACTTGGGAATTGAGCAAGGATATGAGATTTGCGGCCAGTTGAAGTTTCAGTTGCAGTAACAAGACAATGAATTTCAGCGCAATTCAAAGGATAAGTTTGGCCTGGAGGAGTCATTGTTGGACGGTATGCATCATTATTAGCATAGGTTCCAACAGGAACAGTAAACGTATCATTCACCGCCCCAGGTATTTCAAAACCGTTTAAATAAAATTGTTTTGAGAAGGTGACTCCGGCCTTAGGCGGGATAGTAAGAGTCAAAATTTGGCCATCAGCACATAATCCAGAAAGCGTAGGAATATCAGTACCAACATCAGGGCCAGGACCATCCTGCAAAACATGAGAAGTAACAGCTGTATAACTATCCGCGACTTGAACAAATTTCATATCAGATCCAACAGCATCCTCTTCAGGCGTAACGCTCATAGGATAAGTAAATGTTAATCCGCCAGCATTTCCTATGCCGGATACAGGGCCAAAAACTCCATTATACAAAGGATCATTTTCAACTCCCGAAATAGTCACTGAAGCGCCATTTTCAAGCTGATGAGTTCCGCCTGTAACTGTAACTGTTGCAATGCCGCCGATAACGACAATGCTAACAATTTTTTTAGTATTATTTGCGACATTAGCGCCGCCGCCCTTATATAAAACTGGCTTCAAATAATCTGGAGCCTGAGCGTAAAGCAAATTAAATCCAATATTATTTTTGAATTCTCCGCTCCATGCTTCAGTCATTTGAGAAATATAATCAGCATTAAAAAGCATATTATCTTTAAAATACATATCAAGGCGCTGCCAAGATCCGGCATTGACTCCGCCACCTGAGAAGCCAGAAATGTTAGTAGCAAAAGCGGCCTGATTAACAATGTTATTTAAATATTTATGCTTATAAGCAATCTCATTAACGCCTGGTCCAAATCCCCATGAGTTATTATAGTTTGAAGATCCAACCGCCAAACGACATTTGAAATTATAATTATTTCTTGTATAGGCGTTTTGTCCACCAGCTCCGGCTCCAAAATATTTGCCGTATACAGCGTTATTCTCAACTAATCCATACTGGCAACCCTGAGCCGCCATTGCGCCTTTAGATGAGCTTGATGTTGGATCTTGCAACATAATGTTGTTATGAATCCAATAATTATGACAGCGTTTATCTTTGTTGCCTTCATGCGTAATTTGAATCGCATCAGCCGCGCCGCCTTGCGGGATACCAATATGATTATAAGAAGCTTCAAAATTATTCGATCCTACAAAATACATACCATCCCCAAAATAATTTTTGAGTCTATTATGTTTTATCCAAATCCTGCTTGATCCGCCCTGGACATATATTGCCTGAGCGCCGCCTGAGAAACTATTATTATCAATCTCGCATCCAGTAATAAAGAAATCGAAACTATTGTAAATTGCAATAGGTCTTGAGCAATTCGCGCCTCCGACAATTTTTAAATTTCTTAAGTAAGAATTTGTTACGCCTTGTAAAGTTGATGTTCCAGGCTTGAAAGGATTCCTAAATACATTTGCTCTTGAATTAGCTCCAATCCATGTAGGTTTTCCAAGAGATGGATCTCCATATGATTTATAACCACCGCCAGCAATAAATCCGTATTCATCAGCGGCTAAAAATGTTGTGCCATTTTTTAAAACTCTGTTATTGCCATTTGCAAAAACAGTTTTCTTTGGAAGATGAGGTAAGCGGCCATCATTAGAATCTGATCCATTAACAGGATCAACAAATGAAACGCTAGATGCTGTTGTTACAACAGGAATAGTAATATTGTAATTTCCCAAATCTGAAGCCGTTACTGTAACAGCTCTATTTCCAGCAACAGTTATTAAGGAAGTATTTGAAACAGTTATTTGGCCTGTTGTTTCATTGATAGAAAATCCTGCAATGCCAGCGCCAGAAATCGACCATGCGCGAGTCACTCCATCAGCTGGAGCCGGAACAGGCAAAGTTCCAACAACAAAAGCATTAGGAGCGCCGACTCCTACATACATATCATTAAGCATGGACCATTTTTCAGCATATTTAGGATTGGAAAAATTGGCGGCTGTTAATGGTAAATTGAAATCAATAGTATCAAAGAAGCCTGGATTCGATACTGGCAACATCATTTGTTTAAAGAAAGGCAAATCAGCGGTTATCAAAACTTGATTTGATAATACAGCTTTATCTTCCATATGATTTGGAATGGCTTTTAAAGAAATATTCTTATTATTATTTGCGCCGATAGGTTGATAAATTGGGAAAAGCTCAGAGCGCGCTGTTACCTCAACTCCATCAATTACCCATGCATACTCAATAAGAGTCATTCCGCTCCATGATGGATATGTAGAAGCGTAAATTCTCCCAAGCATATCCGTACTAATTACTGGAGAAGTTTCCAAAATAGGATTGGCTAATGATAATGCCCATTCCCTCAAGTCATAAAATGATCCTTGATAAAGAACATTATCTCTTTTCATTAAAAGAGTATCAGTTGCTAAAAACGGTAATGGAATAGATGGCGCTGGACCGCCAAGGCTATCAACCCATTCTGATTCTGTTCCAGTGTATCCATTTTGTACTGCAACCTGATAAGCGGATAAACCTGGAGGGCCAGGATTTCCGCGCTCAACAACTTCGACAACATCAATTTTATTGGGAGCTATAACTTCAACATTCGGCATCAGATCGACCCTTACTAACTTTAAAATTGCCTGTTAAATACGGAACAAATCCGGTTCCAGGGTTAATATTAAAAGCATATCTATAATTTCCAGCTTTCATATCGTTTGTATATGTTCCGGTATAATCAGGGAAATTTTCATTGTTATCTTTCAATTCTATATAAATCTTCCCATCAACATCCCCAAATATAATGCCATCAGTTTGATCGAATTCATAGGAATTTTGATCATTAAAAATAACCAAAGAACCCTCAAATAAACTTACATCATATGGAGATCCATCAGCATCCTTATAGGTTGTTTCCAAACTGAAAACAGTATTTTGATAAATGTATATATCCCATTGCCCTGGATCTGACATTTAGACTCCTAAATCCGTTCTTAAAATATGAAGTCGATTTTCAACCGTCTTATCAATCTTCAATTCAACTTCACTTTTATCTTGTCTATGCTCGAACGATCCAGCGACCATTTGGCATACTGCAACTTTAACTAAATCCTCATTGGGAAGTGAAGCCTGGCCTAAATATTTCTGAATATATTTTTCAGACGAATTTATGAGCGCATTAATGACGTTATCTTGAGTCGTATCAAGATCATCAATTCGCAACCATTCTTTCACAAACGCCAATGAGGTAATAGCCATGATTATTTATTTTCCGCTGGCTTGTTAGATTTGTTGGCCGATTCGCGCGCTTTTTTGCGCTCAGTAGCAACATCAGTATCACCAATCAAGCCTTTTTTCTCAAGCTCATTAATATCACCAGCTGAGAATTTTTCTTGATTGATTTCTTGGCCTTGATGAATCAAGCCAACGCCAGAATGATGAAAGGAATCTTGAGCATATTTTTTAGCCATTTTTATCTCCTATAGGGTTTTAGATTTCATATATGAGGCTTCAGTATAAACAAAAAAAGAGGGCTATGAAAGCCCTCTTTTCCCTCACCATTTGCCCCTCAGCAAAATTAAGCAACTAGGCCCAAATCACCTTTGATAAACGCTTCAGGACGGAAAACAGCCATTGCAAGGCGCTCTTCAGCCAGAATTGTTACCAAGTTTTTGGTAAAGTTATCTTGATCTTCAGTCGAAACCAAAACAGCGGCCTCTTCGCGATCAAAAACCATAGCTCCCATTCCGAAAGATCCAACAAGGAATTTATCGGTTGTCATTGCTTGAGTAGCAACAACAGGAAGCGCCCAAAGAGTTGGAGCCAGGTTAGACTTTGGATCACCAATGATATAACGGCCATTGGTATCTTTAAGAGTCTCCATAGCCGCCCATTGGATTGGGTTTAAGATAATGCCATCAGGCGGATATTCAGCAAGAACAGCCTGTAGCATAGCAAGGCGGATAATATCAAGGATATTGGCCGTTCCTACAATGCCGCCGACTGGAGCCGCATACGCTGAAGCTTGCGTATAAACTCCATTGATGTTGCCGCCAGTACCAGAACCCATCAACAGCTGAAGCTCTTCAGCGTATTCAAGGCCATAGCGTAAACGGCCATCAATATATGATTGCATCATAGGCGCATCCGCAAGGATTTGCTTAGAAGCTTTCACATAGTGAGCGATTGTAACAACAGAAGCATTTTGCAAGCTGAAAGCAATATCAGATTGCGCTTTTGCCGCGCCTTCACCCGCCTGGATAGCCGCCATGTTCTGAAAGCCAGTTTCTTGGACGTATTCAACAGAACTAGAATTAGTCCGGCCTTTCGCCAAGAGATCTCTTACAGTCATACGGCGCTGGCCTGGAGTTAGGAATGGGCTAACAATGCGATCTGCGCGCACGTTAGCGCCAGCCGCGCCAGTTCCAGTAGTTGCGCTTGTAATCGTCGTTACAGCTTTGGCTTCCATGGAGAAACGGCCCTTGCCAGGTTTACCAGCAAAAGATTTGTAATCTTCATTTTCAACAAAGAGTTGACCGATTGTTTTTTCACCTTGATCGCCATCACGATCACGGCGCGCGCTTTTTTGCTCAAGATCTGTAAAGCGTGTTTTAAACTCTTCAGTATCTTTCTTAAGCGTTTCCATCAGCTGATTATGCTCTTTCAAGAGATTATCAACGATTTCTTTTTGTCCGGCGCTCAGCGTGTCTTGTCCTTTTTTGGACTCGGCAAGCATTTTTTCGCCCCATTCTTTAACTTCACCTTGGATCTTGTCCAAGCGATCTTTTACTTCATCCGGCATATTAAATATTCCTTATTGTGGGAGTTGAATTTTGAAGTTGTCTAAAACTTCGATTAAGTTTTTCGCCTCATCAGTTACGGACTCACTCCGCAACAAGTAACCCATGCCATTGTTAGCGATTGCAACAGCTTGCGTTTTTGAAAACCCTGACTCCCTCAGGAAATTCTCAAATTCTTTTAATGATGGAAGTTTTCCATCAAATAATTTTTGTTTTACGGCCTCGACTCGCGCTTCATCATTCATGGGAAACGTAACAAGCGAAACCTCAAATAAATTCAGCTTAGTTAGAGTCCTAACATAAGATTCTGTATCCATCTCATATTTATCGACTCCATAACCGATAGAAAGGCCGGAAACGGCTTTTGCTTTAAGTAAAGCGTAGGCTTCTTTAGCCTTTTGAACCTCCAGCAAGAGCTTTCCCTTAACGTAAAGGCCCTTTTCATCCTCAACAACATCTTCATAAACGCCAATTGGCTGATCTGTTTTATGTTGCCACAAAACAGGAAGAGCGCGCTTCTTAGCCTTTAATTCAGCTATAGAGTCGGCAAAAGCGCCTTTTGCGACAATATCGCCGCCAAAATCTTCATTACCAAAAATAGATCCGTAGCCTTCAAATGATCCATCATCTGAAAGTTTCTTGAGATCGAAATGGAAATCTTGATGTTTCGTTTTCATGCTCTTTCCTTTTACTACACTTTATCAGGATCTTCAATATGCGGAATCGTTAGATCCTTTATATCCAAAATCGTCTTTTTATCGCCGTTATTGGCCGGATCTGGAGTTGTTGAAGTTGTCCCGCGCGGTATTTTGTCCAGCTGATTAAGATTAACTAGAGCGGATTGAACAGTTAAAGTATCAGATCCATCAACATAAGGAAGGTTTTCTTTCTTACGGATTTCCTGGCGAGTCATCCAGCCATTCTGAGAAGCAGACGAATAAAGGGAAGCGCGCCCAGCGCTATCAGATCTCAGGAAGCCCTCAATATTAAATTCAGCGAATAATCTTTCCTTATCCGCTGGCTCGATTAATGATTTATGAATCTCTTGCTCGATAGAAACAAGAATTGGCTGAATAACGTAAGTTAAAAAACCTAAATTGATTTGCTCAATACCAGTTCCCCAAGATGTTGTCTTGTCATTATGCCCGATCAATACAGGCGGGACTCCAAACCAGCGACAAATTTCTTCAATTGAAAAAGATCTGGATGCAATCAATTCCGCATCAGCTGGAGTCAAGCTAAGAGCTTCAAAACTCATGCCCCCCTCAAGAACAAGAGTTCCGCCAGATTTTGAAAGGCCGGAAAATTGTTTTGCAATGTTATCTTTGAAAGCTTGCCTTTGCTCAGGGGTTAAAGATTTTTCAACTTTCAAGACTCCGGTTTTTTGCATACCTCTTTGATATGTTCTGGAATTTGAATCTTCCTGAGCTAAAGAATTTCCAAAACTTTGATTTGCATACGCGATAACAGAAAGGCCAATTCGACCATCAAGAGTAAATCCCTTGAGATGCATTATCTCATCTTCATTATATTCTTTTTGAGTCCCGCGAATCGGATCTGTATAAATATATTTAAAAGATCCGTCTTTGTTTTCTCGAATACTCATATGACTTGGAAGTAAAGGCTCAAGAGATACAATCTTTTTTCCGGTCCTATATGTTTTTAAAACATAAGCGTTACCCCAAAGCAAAATTGAGCTGATAACGGCAACCCAAAAATTAAAAGCTGTCATATCGGCATTTGGGGAGCGGCGCAAAATTCTATAAAGATCTGAATCCCGAACAAGAACTTTATCGCCCTGCGAGTCCATTTCATAAATTCCGCAAGGAAGGGAAGCTATAGAGCGCGCTATTAATCTGGCGCAAGCAAAAACAGCTGATAAGGTTAGAGCGGCCTGAGCATTGACTGGCCGGACTCCGCAATCTTCAGAACCTATAACCATTCCATCATGATCTGTAAGCTTGAATCGCTTACTGATCCAGCTCGTAACTCCATTTATTCCAAATACGGCCAAGGCGGGGATTCCTGATTAAAGAATTTAAACAAGATGCATTTTACTACATAGGGAAATTAATACAATTATAAAAAAACAGGCGAATTAAGGAAATCCGTAAGATCTTCCTCTTCCTCAGGCGGTTTAAGCGAAACAAACTCAGCAATTGCCAGCGCAACCATGCCATCAATCCGGCCTGTTGACTTCATTTTATTGAGTTTCCTGTTATCGACTCCATCTTTCTCAACTGATGCATTAGCCGCGCACATATTCAAAACTGGATGATCTCCATGGCGATAAGAACCATTTAGAAGCTTTTCTTCCAAGTCATATGAGTATTCGAGAAAACAAAGACGGATCTTTTAAATATATTTATACAGATCCGATTCGCGGGACTCAAAAAGAAT